GCTGTAATTCCTCCTCATCATCCGCACCTGCTTCGGTCACCCGCAGGGCTATCTGATCGCGCAGATCATCAATAATGGACTGAACACGGCTCACAGCGGCAGGCTGCAGGCCGCAGTCACGTTCCAGAATATCCGGTAATGTCTCCAGCACCTGCACGACCGCTTTTGCCCAGATGGCAAACTCCCGTCTGACATCACTGGCCGGAATGAGTTGTGCCGTTTCCTGTTCGAACTTAAGACGCTCACGTTCAGACTGATACCAGGCTTTGCGTTCATGTGGATCCATTTCGCCCTCAGCAACCGGCGGTGGTAACCCCATAAATTCAGTCAGAATATCGGTCAACCGGTATAGCTTGAGTTTGTCATGTCCACCAGCGGGACGAATGTTTTTCAGTCTTGCCACGACAGTCTGGCGGTGCAGGCCAGATAAAGCCGCCAGTTGATTAATATTCAGCACCAAGTTTTTCAACTCATGATCCATATTTCCTCCGGAGAGCTTTAAACATGCATCGTGCGAACAACTTTAAGAAAACGCGTTCGATGTCGAACAAAAACCGCTCAATTCGACATACAAAAAACAAATAACCATTAACAATCAATAATATGTAAAGATGATGGTGGCCGATAAAAATGCAAAAACTAGCCTTTTTCCGCGACGCTCCCGCCCCGTGGCAGGCCACCCCACCGGGAGGACCCGTCAGCCTGACAGCCATGACGAACGTCTGATACAGCACCCTGCATGAATGGCATCGGGATAATCCAGAAAGGAATAGCATCGTACCCACAAGAATCTGTGTGAGTGTCCTGTTTCTTCCACCCCCGCACAGGACTGGCGAGCATGAGGGACAAACCCGCGAATCATTAGCGCGGTAAAAACCCGGTGTGCATCGTTTTTGATTATTCCCGCACACTCTCGCAGAAGGAGTTCCCCGTCGGGCTACGGTCTCTGTTAATACGGGAATACGGCGACGATACAGCGCATGATGTGTCAGGCTTGAATACCTTTATCCGTTAAAAGGGATATCAGTTAAGTTATCCCGTGTAGGGTATAAACCATTATCAAAGCCACTCTGTAGGGAGTGGCTTTTGTAATGACAATAAAAAGCCCCGCGAATACGAGGCTAAATCCTGGTATTTGTAATGACTGGCTCTTATCTCAACGCAGCCCCTTACCGCGCGCAAGATGCTCAATATCAAGCATCAGCAATGAGATATTTAATCTGCATTCACTCCAGAAGTGATCACCACCCTGTCTACAGAGCCAGATGTGAAGGATGATGAGTAAAATTATCGCTATCATCGAAGGCATTGCGTCCTGATGTATTCCTGCAGATAGTTAACCTGCGCGGTTATCTTGTCGATTCCACTTCGGAGACGGTAATAATTGAGTTCAGCATCTGCTGTAAGTCCTGGGCTTTCTCCATCGCCCATGCTGCTGGCTCCGGTCGTTGACTTTGCACAGGTGGCGGCGACTTGCAGGCGCTTACGCCCAGCAGAAACATCAGCACGGAGACTTTCGATAGTCGCGTTAGCATCAGCAAGCTCCTTTGTATATCTGGCATCGAGTTCTGCTACGTCACGTTGACGCTTCTGCATATCAGAGATCGTCGCCATAGCCGAATCTAATGCCATAGCGTTTTCGTCGCGCTGTTTTTTGTATTCAATGGCTTTATTGTGGTAATGATTAGCTGACCAGACAAGACCACCAGCGACACAAGCAATAAACGTTAAAATGAGCGCCCAATAACTCATCTTCATACCAGCAGCGCCGCCCGCGCCTTGTTGTATCGGACCTTACGATCCTCAATACCGTTCAAACCGCCGTTAATGATGCGCGTAACACGGTTAATATCGGCACCGTAGATCATGCAACCTTTAGAGGTGTAGAACCATGCAGCTGAGCGCGCAGCCTGTAGTTCCTGTTCCAGTTGTTCAGGTGAAGTCACCAGATCTAACTTCAGCGCCGCGCCACAGATGCGATAATTATGGAGGCCAGTGATTTGAATTAATCCTCTACCACGATATTTCCAGCCATCACCTGGTGCTTTGTTACCCAGTCGGTTGCTATACACCAGATTGGCAATAGCATCCTGACGAGCTGCATGTCCGGATGTTCTGCCAAGGGCATCAGCCTGCTGCTGTGTGATCCTCTTTCCGAACGTCGCCACAAGCGCAGATGGTGTGTAGTTAAGATTTTCAACTACGGCGCTAAACCCCATCGACTCATGGCCTACCTGAGCGATAAACATTGCCTGATCCGCTGGTGCTGTAATGCCGAATTCCTTCATCGCCGCATCAATGTGCGGAAACCAGCGCGCAGCCAGCCCGGCGCTAATACCAGCCGCCTTTTGAAATAATTGTTGGTTCATTAGTGCCTCAGATGATCAACCAGACGTGCAACGTTGCCTCTGACAGCCACCAGCACGGAAAGAAAAATAGTGTTCGCCACGATAATGGGCCATGAGGAATGGGGATAAATCCCACAGAGATAGGCCAACGGAACAGCACTGTATGTAACAGTAATCAGCCAGGCTAAACGTGAAACCCAAGGACGATGCCGCGAATCACCACGACGATAAAACATCAGAGTAATAACAACACAAGCACATAACAGCGCATTTATAGTTGCTGTCGGGTCATTTAGCTCCACCTGAACCTCCCCGGCGCGTTATGAGCGCCACCAGCGAGCCGATATCCTGATTATTCAGGAACGTCAGGATTTTAACGGCTAAAGCAGAGACGATTACGGCACCAATAGCATCCAGAGGTTTATCACTGTATCCGGTCAAGTTCGCCAGCTTGGAGCCAACCAACCCAGAGCAAAGAATCCCGGCAATATATGACACGATAAAATATGCCAGTCGGCGCGATGCACTCAGATCTGCAGCTGTTGCTATGTAGAATACAGCCCCTGCAAATGCGCCAAATACAACGCCGTAATCAGTTCCGGTCAGCAGTCCATAAACACTGGCACCCGTCAGGGCACCACCAGCCAGCCCAGTACCGGAAATCGGATCGGACATTTAGCCCCCTCTTAATTGCTGTTGGTCCTCTCAGAACGAGGGGAAACAAAAAAGGCCGCATTAAGGCGGCCTTGGTAAGGTATAGTTTTTTTAAGATAAACTTTGATTGATATACTCATGACACCCAAAAATAAAGGCGTTTTGTGCATCAATAAATGACTTTTTTTCTTCCGGAGTAAAATACCCTTTTGTAAAACATACTTTTAGCGCTTTTTGAAGATCTGCCGTCAGGGTTATCAACTTACAACCTTCCTCATCAGGCCTTATTAATAGAAGTAATTTATTTTTACTTATTTCAGCGGCCTTTATTGGAACTTGAATCTCCTCAGGGAAAACACCCTTAGCCAATATATCCATATTCTTATTTCCGACCAGATGCCATTGCTCAAATGTGCTGGCCAACATAATTACGTCTGTCACATGCTCAGCGCCAGCAAAACGTATTTGTTGCGCCAATTCTTTATTAGTATTCAAGTGAGCCTGTAATGTGGCTAAGGCAAAATTTTCTTTGATTGCCCTGTATGCAACCCAACCAGTTATTCCTGCGGCAATAACGCCTGCAAGAGCAGTAATGAGTGTTTCAAAAGGAAAGGAAGAACTGATTTCAATTGGCGGTAATTTTTCTATTACCAAGGTCAACTCGCCAGTAGTTTTTTCGAAAGCGTACGGTACGTTTTGCCAAGTCATGAAGCCTCCTGAGTTTCAGAGGAATCATAACAAAAAAACCCGCTCAATGGCGGGCTCTTAATGTTGTGTTGCTCAGTTCGCTTTAACGTCCCGAGCCTACCACAATTTAAGCACTTTCTTGCTCACTCTGCAACTTAAATCTGTCGCTATTTGTGCCGAATGCGTCACAAACTGGAGCGTACAGGATCGATTCTGCAAGACTTAGCCAAGTGTCAATGCGTCGACGACAGGTGATCAGCGGCCAGTCAGGATGTTTAGCCTGCAGTTCATTGGCCATCTGCAACTTGCTCTTACGAAGACGATACCGGTCAACAATCACGCTATAGAGCGATCGGTAGTCATCATTCATCAGTACTGAAGCAATGACACCGTCCACTAACAACCCTTCTTCATCTGAACAGAACGCCAGGCCGCTTTTATTTTTGCTGTTGAGAATTTCACGCAGGTACGCTTCAAGTTCAGGCTTGGTGATACCCGCTATCTTCATCCGGCGTAGCGCTTCATTGATAGCTGTCTTGGTGATTTTCCCGGATGCCAGAAGCTGGTTAAACATGTTTCCACCACTACCACCGCCGATATAAGACCAGCGGCCCCACATGCGCAACTTGCCTTGTATCCAGATACTTTCCAGAGTACGAAGGCGAACCATTTCACCTGATTTGCCAACTTCAGAAGGATTAATCATTTAGCATTCTCCACTTACGCCAGTACGCCTATTGCCAGCGCACGATCGATAAAACGAAATATCAGCTCCAGCTGGGAGCCATACTTCTCTTCAAATGCCACGGTATCCGCATGCAGCTCGTCGTGATGCTTTCTGCACAAAGGCAACACAAAGAGGTCATGCGCTTTTGTACCCATTCCACCCTGACCGTGGCCTATCAGGTGGTGGGGATCATCAGCAGGCTTTCCACAACATGCACACGGCTGTGTCTTAACCCAGCGCGTGTACTTTTCATTAACCCAGCGGCGACGTTTCGGGCGTAACATAAAAGACTCCGGCGACTCCGGATCCACTTTCAGCGCCAGCACCTTTTTCGCTTTATCCTGGATGATGCTGGTGGCAGGAACCAAAGGCACAAGGTCACTTTCCCGGGTGACAGACGGCACAACAGGCTTCGGTAATCTCAGAGCCTTACGGGCTGCACTTTCCGGTAAGGCATCCGCCAGGTCATTACGAACCAGCCACCAGCACAGTTCCGGCATTGTCATAACGTGACTATCATCAAAACCGAGATCCCGACGCACGACAGACAACACCCAGCGAGCACAGTTATCCGTTGCCATTGATTCCAGCCGTTCCGTGAACTGATCGCGCAGCTGGTTATCGCAGTGCCAGCACAGACGGATTGCGCCCGGAGCGTGTCGCATTGTGGTCATGTTCTCGCTGTGCCAGTCGGAATGAGGCCACTGGCAGCCTTTTTCACGAAGTAACCAGCTTTCAAGACATTCCACGCCACCAGCACGACGGATCACTGCCTCATTGCGGAACACGGCCCGAACGGCAGGATCATCCGCCAGCGGTTGTGATGCAGCCGGAACGGCACCACTGGCGAAAGATGAATAACGTTCCGGCTCAGGCTCCAGCAGGACACGCCCCTGCATAAACAGGGGCATCAGCTCTGAACCTGGCCTGAACAATACGATCCCCATACGCGGGGCAATTTCAGGGGTCAGTAGTGCTCTCACGGTCACCTCAATGAACGGTATCGAGCAGCTTTAACAGCTCAGGGAATCGGGATTCGAAGAAGTGCGGCTGCGTCTCGCGCGGATTTGCGGGACTGGTGATGTTCTTGCCGAACATGCAGCCTTTCGCTGTCAGCGACCAGAATTTTTTGATGTTGTTAATCGCGGTACGGCTGTATCGTTCGCGTTGTTCAACGATCCCCAGCTTCGCCATCTGGTGATATGCCTGATTAGCCGTCAGGCGGATACCATACTGTTTCAGCAGTGCACTCAGCGACAGCGTAGGGCGACTTGAGCCATCAGGCGCGTCAGCAGGAGCATCAATGGCATAGCGTGGTGCCAGATTCGGTAAGCCAACAGCCTCCTGGAGTTTCTGACAGGCCCCAAGCACAGATGAGTTAGACAGGTTTAACTCCCGGCGCATAAAGTCCAGCAGAATCACGCCAGCCTGCATCTTGTCAGCAGCCTGTCCGGATAATTTTTCAGGTGCGCTGGTTACCATATCGAAAGTACGGATCACCTTCAGATGGAATGACGGGCTGATCCACATTGCATAGGCATACACCAGTTCTTTGCAGACATACGTTCCCCGTTCATTTCCCCCATGAATCACACTCACCGGGTCAACACCCAAATTCTGGGTGTTGGTCAATTCATGAACAAGTTCAACAGTTTGTTGGCTGGAAAGAAACTTTCCTGGCTCCTTGGTTCTGGCATTTGCACCAGATGCTACTGCTGCGCGATGCAGATCGTTCAGGCTGTAACGTCCATAAGCATCACGACGAACTTCAATACCATCAATGACCATCAGATTATTCATACTTCGTTTCTCCTCTTGATCAGGCGGCTGCACCCGCCGTTTTCTCGTACTTACTGATAGTGATCTCGACCTTCCCTTCCGGGATAACCGGTCCCCACTCCACCAGCATTCTTTTCACCTGACTGTCGTCTTCCCACACCCCCGCGTGGGTCAGGGCGTCAAACAACGCCTTGTTATAGTTGTCCAGATCGCGGATCCTGTTATCCGGAGGAAACAACACGATCTCCACTGAAGCAGGTGCCGACGTTGGTTTCGGCAGACGACGTAACTGTTCAACTATTGCTGCGCACGCCGCGCTCTGAAATTTTCGCCCCGCCGCGCTTATCAGGCTCTTACCTGCAAACGCCCCTTTGTTGGGGTGTCGCCAGTACGTGTTCACGCTGGGCGGGAAAGGCAGGATCAGCTTCATACTTTCAGGCCCCTCTTATGTAACCAGTGGGTTGCACGCAGCCTGGCGTTTTCCTCACCGGCAAGCAGTGAGCGGATAATCCCGACCGCCTCGCTGTCGTCGTCCTTCACCGCGGTATGAAGCGTGATGCCCCGGGCCACGCCACGCTTTATCGTGATGACGCCTTTTTTCTCCAGTGCGCGAAGATGCTCCACCGCTGCATTCACTGAACGGTATCCCAGCATGGTTGCCACCTCCTGATTGGTTGGCGGGAAGCCACGTTCTTTCTGATAAGAAATCAGCATATCCAGCACCTGCTGCTGGCATTGAGTTAACGTCGTCATGCCGCCATCTCCCTGACCAGTTTTTCCGCCTGCTGGCGAACCTGCGCCAGAAAGGCCTCACCACATGCCTCAAGTTCATCGCGCCCGATATAGCTGATTGCCGATCCCTTCCAGGTCTTATCGAAAACAGCAATAGCACCAGCGAAGAAAGCGCCTGTCGGCACCTGCTTCTCATCCTTCGGGATAAACCAGACAGGCAGTTCAAAACCAATACGCCCGCGAATAAAAGCAATATGGTCTGCATCTTCCGGCCACCACACTTCGCTGGTGGCAGCTTTGATCAGGAAAACATAACGCCCGCCCTTATCACGCATGGCACTGGCATGTTTCATGATGTAACGCATGCCGGTGATGTATTGCCCCTCATGCTGACTGGCGCGGCTGTATGGGGGATTACCAAAGGCAGCACCTTTAAGCTCCGCAAGACGTTCTGACCAGTCATGCGCCAGCGCGTTGTCTTCCGCCGTGTAATACGCAGCACATTTGGTGTTATCACCGTCAGTGAACAGATCCAGAACAAACGGGCCAAACAGGGTGTTAATTCCCCAGAAAATGTTGTCCGGCGTGCGCCACTGATCGCCCACTTCCTTCAGTTCATGGGCTGGTTTGTTCCGCAGTTCCACCAGCGCCTGGCAATATTTATTACTCATTAAGCCCCCACGTAATTCCCTGAGAGATACCACTCTTCACCTGATGCAGCCCGCTTACTGTTTTTCCGTAAACACCGTTCACGACGCGCCAGAAAATTGTTTCGTTCTGGCTGGGAGTGGCTTTCACGGAATGCCGCCATCCACACCGTTGCAGCACGACGGTATAAGCCCCTGGACTCCAGTTCTTCCGCCTGGCGGGTCAGGCACAAAATCACCCGGGGATCGTTAGTACCGACATAGAAATTGCGCACAGGTCTGGTTTCACGAACTGGTTGTGGTTCCGGCTCCTGCGCTCTCTCAGTCAGGCGCGGGAAATGTCTGCGTGTATCTCCTTCACAACGGTGAGCCACACGCCCACTCTGACGTAACTTGCTTGCAGACTGCAGAACGCGCTGCCGTGAGTAACCTGCAAAAGCATCCGCAATGTCTCCGGAAGTACACCCCGGATGGGCTTCAATGAATTTCTGAACGTCATTTAACAGACTCATGATCACCCCCTGAATCCTGCCGGGATCTGGCTGTAGTCCACGTTGTCGTAACTGGATTTGAAGTACGGGTCTTCGCGTTTTTCGGTGTACGTGCTGACGGACGGTGATAAGCGCAGGGAAAGCTCATCCCATTTTTCCCGCAACTTCGACGGGCTGAGCACGTTACGGCACCAGAACGGATCGCGGCTGACGCGGCTGTACATCTCGCAGATTTGTTTGTGAGTACGACCATCCTGCACACACATCAGGCGAATTTCGTTTGCCCAGGCTGTCCAGTTCGGTTCTTTGGGACGAACCACCTCGCCGTCACATTCGGCGGCTTGCTCGTACAGGGCGATGATTTTTTTCCAGAGCCACTGTGCGCAGGTCAAATCATCCTGCGTTCCCCACTGGCGCTTTTTAGGGCTGAATACAACCGCATCAGGATGGCGAGTTAAAAAATCCTGTTCAGCCGTCTGCGTGTCCGGTTGCGAAGCGTCCGGACGAGAAGGTTTTTTATCTGACGGATCATGTTTTGATTTTACTGACGGATCCCCGCCAGATTCTGACGGGTGAAAACCCGCTTTTTTGCCAGATTTCGACGCATCAAATTTTGACGGGTCAGATTTTGATGCGTCAGATTTTGACGGGTCAGAATCTGACAGTTGAGAAAATGCCGCTGCCTGAAGCTTCGCAACGTTAAGCTGATAAACATTCGACGCATTGCGGTTACCCTGGCGACGCGCCTTACGCGTTAACCAGCCTTCTGCTTCCAGCCGTGCGATAGCCGTTCTGACGGTACTCATCCCCGCGCCAATCTGACGGGCAATGGTTTCAATTGATGGCCAGCACACACCTTCGTCATTACTGAAATCAGCCAGGCGGGCCATAATTGCCACGCTGGATAATTTCATGCCTGACGCTGCGCAACCATCCCATACATAGCCGGTTAATTTAGTGCTCATGACCGACCTCTATTTCCCTGAATTTACGACGAAACTGTTCGAGCGGGCTGAAGCACTCATGCTCATAGCCTTCACGGAGGTAGATAACCCGTTGTGTTTCCGACTCCCAACGAATGACTCTGACGGGCACTCCGTAGTGATCTTTGAACCAGCGGTTAACTTGTCGCAAAGGACTGTCTCCTTCTGCCGGTTGAAATCCCCCACAGCCCACTCTGCAAAGCTGTGGGTTACAATTTCCCTGTCACCTGGTACATTTACTGCATAGCAATACTCCACCTTCGCTTTTCCACCCGGTACAGGAAGCGCAATCAGTTGCGAGCGACGGTAGTGTGTTGTTAAACTGTTCATGCGTTAGTTTCTCCACAACCAGAAGCAATCGACGCCACGACGCCCGGAGCTGCACACTCGCGGGCGTCATTACTTTCTGAAACGCAAAAAATTTTGTAGACAAGTGCTGCATGCTCCTGCAGCTTCGAAATTGAGAGGTACAGCTCGTCGTTAATTGCTGTCTTCTCATGCGGTTCCACTACACCGTCTTCGATTGCCGAACGAATCTGTTTTGAATAACTGCCGATCTGTTCAATGACTTCCAGTAAACGCTGGTTAATATCGGCATTGTCCACATCCTCGACGTCAGGAAGAGACACAAAGACGCCATTTGCAGACTGCGCCACAGCGTCAGCAATGAAGTGAGTGCCACCAGCACGTTGTAAAATCATTGCCCATCCCAGCGGGAAAATCTGATCGCCATCGGCACGAAGGCGGTTAAATAATGCGTTCTCTGTTACATCCAGCCACTCAGCAGCTTCAGCGTAACCCCCCGGCAACGCTGCGATAGTTTTTCTGACAGCTTTCACGTACCACTCAGGCTGTTTTTCTACTTTCCAGTGATACTTACCCACGGTTAGCCTCATCGTTCTGTGGTTAAAAATTGAAGGTGTTCTGTTAATCTTTCGGATAGATATCCGGTCTTAAGTCAGATTTCGTAATTGCACCTGACGTGCATTGCTCAAGTTTTTTCGCCAGCACAAAACTGGCTTTTTTATAACCATTGAAAACCAGCCGTAAGTAGCCAGGTGTTGAGCCAACTTTTCCGGCCAACTCGCCCTGCTGTTCTTTGGTTAAAGAGTCCCAATACGCTTTCATACAATATGTACCTCCGGTATACATATTACATGATTGAAATGAACCTTCAAGATACTTGTACCTTATCGGTACAAAGGTTTTAATTTCGTTATGAAAACAATCCATGACATCCGGCGGTCTAACGCCAGAAAACTGAGAGATGGTGTTGGCGGAAATTCATCCTTTGCCACCATGATTGATCGCGAGCCAACCCAAACCAGCAGGTTTATGGGGGATGGCGCTACTAAAAATATCGGTGACAGCATGGCACGCCACATCGAAAAATGTTTCGACCTGCCTGTCGGATGGCTTGATCAAGAACACCAGACAACGAACATCACAAAAAAACCTGATGTTTCAATCACTAACAAACAAATAACGTTAGTCCCTGTCATATCATGGGTACAGGCCGGAGCATGGAAAGAAGTTGGCTATTCTGAGGTTGATTTGAGCACAGCAGAAACGTATCCCTGCCCTGTACCCTGTGGCGAAATGACTTATATCTTGCGGGTGATTGGTGATTCAATGATTGATGAGTACCGCCCTGGAGACATGATTTTTGTTGATCCCGAAGTCCCTGCCTGCCACGGTGACGACGTTATTGCATTGATGCACGATACAGGCGAAACCACCTTCAAGCGATTGATAGAAGATGGAACACAGCGTTATCTCAAAGCATTAAACCCAAACTGGCCTGAGCCTTACATTAAGATTAACGGTAATTGCTCTATAATTGGTACAGTGATTTTCTCGGGAAAACCAAGAAGATACACAATAAAGGCCTAATCAATATTTATGAACCTGCTTCGGCAGGTTTTTTTATACTTGACAATGTACCCATGAGATACATAATGTATCCAAAAGAAACATGAGGCAGGCAAGATTCAAACAAAATTTGGTTGTAACACGGCGTATGGCACATGCGTCGTTAGCGGTCTGGGGACGTTAAAGGGGACAATCCACTTCTTGCTCGGGCAAACAAACCAGGTAGCCGGAATGTGCAAGTCAATGATGATGCAGATAAGACGCCTAACCAGCGTGGCGATTCGGTTTGACGCCTGGGAAGAGACCAGGGTGCAACGATGAGGGCATTTATGGAGCCGCGACAAAGTGTGGTGCCGTAACTGGCTAAGTGCTCTCAGCGTTGTGGTAATCCGCGAAATGGCGCGGCGGTAAGTATGGCGGGG